TCTTTCCGCAGATCTCAATGTAACTACCAATTTTGAGGATGTAAAAAACAACCTGCAGGCTATCACAGAAAAGTACAAAGGGCTGGTTGTTACTGATCAAAATCAAAAGGATATGGAAAAAACGCTCCGGGAGGTGGTATCTCTCCGGACGAGTATTCAGAAATTTGAAGTCAACGGGAAACGGAAGCTCCGCCGGCCGATGGACCAGTTCGCGGACGCCTGCAAGGAACTTTTAAAAATTGTGAATGAAGCGGAACGTCCACTGCGAGAACAGCTTGATGCGTATGAAGCTAAACGACAGGAAGGCGTAACAAAAGTCATTCTGCACAAGTATGAAGAAATGGCATTTGATGCGGGAATACGTGAAGAGTTCCGCTCTTGCGAGATTCTGTCCAAGTGGATGAATAAAACGGCAAAATTGAAGGACACCTATGAAGATATCGCTCGCTTAGTATCTGAACAGGCGACTGCGCAAAAACAGCATGATGATCTCAAAGAACTCCGCAATTCTCGCCGTGAACTGGCACTTCTACAGATAGAAAAAGCCAATAGAGACTATGCCTTGGCAACACCCATTACAGAAGATTTCCTGACAGACGAGCTGCTGGACACATCAGCCGAAATTATAAAAAACACAATCAATGAAGAAGCGCTGCGCCGCCATGAAATGGATGAGAATGCAAGGCAGGTATCCTTGCCCGCTGTTTCAGCTCCACCGCCGGCGGCTAAGCCTCCTGTAGTACCGATACCGCAGGTTGAACCCGGTGTGTCATGGCCTAAGGTAATGACGGTCACAATCACACTTAACAGTTCATTTGACTATCAGGCAGTAGAAAACGCATTAAGCAGTCTTCCGCCGCAGATTCGATGGAATTCCGATATAAAGGAGATATAACCATGGCGATTGAATTTAAAAAAGCACATCGATCCAAAGCCAAGCTCAGGCTGGCTATTGCGGGTCCGTCAGGAGCGGGGAAAACATATTCGGCACTTCTGATTGCATCAGGTATTGTTCCTTTGGAAAAGGTGGCTGTTATTGCCACAGAATCAGGATCTGCAGATCTGTATGCCGATCTGGGCGGATATTCCACGGTGACGATTAATCCGCCGTATAGCCCTCAGAAATATATTGAAGCCATCCGCGCGGCAGAAGCGGCAGGATTCGAATTAATTATTATTGACAGCCTTTCACACGCATGGAGTGGAGAAGGGGGACTGCTTGACCAGCAGGGGAAAGCGGCAGACAGCAAGTACAGAGGAAACAGCTGGGCGGCATGGCGCGAAATTACGCCGCTTCACAACCAGCTGGTAGAGACCATGCTGCATACGCCACTCCACGTTATTGTCACCATGCGAAGCAAGACGGAATATATACAGACCGATGTAAATGGAAGGAAACAGATCCAGAAGGTTGGCATGGCACCTATCCAGCGTGACGGTATTGAATACGAATTTACCACTGTCTTTGATTTATCACAGAACCATACAGCTACGGTCAGTAAGGACAGGACAAAGCTGTTCGATGGGCAGTATTTTACACCTACGGCTGATTGCGGCAAAGCGCTCCTGCAGTGGCTTAATGCAGGTGCTCCGGTTACGGAACCCGCGCCTGTTATCCGTCAGGCCGCAACGACGGCAGTTAATCAAATTCCTGTAAACGCTGCTGCCGGCAAACAGCAAGACAAAACACACCGCCAGCGTCTGGAACGGATCTGGAAACAACTCGGCTGGGATAAAACACAACCGCTGGACACTTATATGACTGCCCGGATGCAGACCATTTACGGAAAAGACGCCACAGCAGCCAAAGCGCAGGAAACGGACTGGGAGGCGGCGGATAGAGAAATTACAAATTATTTAATTGAACAGAAACAAACTAAAATCGCGGAAATTCTTCCAGGAGAACCGCTTTTAGAAAAAGATGAAATCCCATTCTAAGAAAGGAGAAAAATTATGATTACAGCAACACTGTACGGTAGACTTGCCAGAGATCCAGAACGAATGCAGCCGTCTAACGGAGGAGAATCGTATGTACGATTTTCCATGGCGGTAGAAACGGGACGCAAGGATCAGGACGGAAATCGTATTACCCAATTTATCAACATCTCTGTTTTCGGAAAACAGGGCAATGTCATTCAACAATATTTTCAAAAAGGGAATCGTATTGTCTGTCATGTGCGAAACATTGAAGCAAGAGCGTATGCTGATCAGTCGGGGCAGCCACGAGCCAGCCTGCAGGCAGTTTTAACAGGAATTGAATTTGTGGAAACAAGGGCAGATCAGGAACAATCGGCGCCGCAACCTGCTGCCGTACCGCAGATGGGGACGGCGGCGGGCTATTCTGCCCCGCGGCAGCCGGCAGCTACCGTACCGCCTGTACAGACAGCAGCACCACAGACGCTGCCGGGCATGAATATTGCTGTCCCGGGCACCGCTCCGTGGGAGGCCTAATACTATGTTTAATCTGCGGAGTTACCAGACGGATCTGATCAGCCGGATTGCCGCAGATTTTTCTTCGGGCATTCAGCGTGTCTGTGCCGTCGCCCCATGCGGGGCAGGAAAAACTGTTGTAGTTGGCTGGATGGCGGGAAAAACGGCACTGGTTAATAAACGGGTACTGTTCCTGGTTCACCGCCGGGAACTCATCGACCAGTCTGACCGCACTTTTACAGCAATGAATATCCGGCACGGTATCATTTCTGCCGGTGTACCTGCTGATTATGAGTCATCCGTGCAGATTGGTTCCGTCCAAACGGTGGCGCGACGGCTATCCCGTATTCCGTCGCCTGATTTCATCATTATTGATGAGGCACACCATGCGACAGCAGGAACGTGGAAGAAAATCATGGAGGCATTCCCTCAGGCGATGACGCTTGGTGTGACGGCTACACCTGCAAGGCTTGACGGCAAGGGACTGGGAGATATTTTTCAATCTCTTGTTATGGGACCGTCTGTAGATGAGCTGATCCAATGGGGGAATCTGTCCAAATATAACTATTATGCGCCGCCATCCAAGGCGGATATTAAATCAGTACGTATTCAATTCGGAGATTATGTGAAGTCCGAATTGGAACGTGCTGTAGACGATGATGCCCTCGTGGGGGATATTGTTGCTAATTACCAAAAGCTGGCAGACGGCCGGCAGACGGTCTGTTACTGCGTGTCTCGTAAGCACAGTGAGCACACGGCGGCAAAATTCCGGGCGGCCGGGATATCCGCAGCCCATGTGGACGGAGAAACACACAAGGTGGAAAGGGACAGGATTATTTCCGATTTCCGCCGCAAAAAACTCCGTGTTCTATGCAATGTGGATCTTTTGGGAGAAGGGTTTGACGTACCGGGGATGGAAGCGGTGATTCTGGCGCGGCCGACAGCGTCCCTGACACTGTTT